AATGGAAATTATCAGGATCCCATTCCTGAAGAACCCGATGATCCTGATAATCCCTAATCAGGGGTGATTAACGATGGCCAGATTTTCGGGGACAGTGGGATTTCTCCAGACCGTGGAGACTGATCCAGAGAACCATCCCAGTGTATACACCGAGGTGCTAACGGAACGCCAGTATTATGGTGACGTTTTAATGCACAGTAGGCGCTGGGATCAAAATGGAAATCTGAATGAGAATCTGGCCATCTCCAATCGTATCAGCATTGTAGCGGACAAATATGCCCGAGCCAATGTTGGTGCGATGCGTTTTGTAAGATGGCTTGGGGATACATGGAAAATCACAAATGTTGAGGTTCAGTATCCCCGCCTGATTCTCTCTTTGGGAGGGCAGTATCATGAGCCAGAGAAGAGCTGAATTGGATAAAATTCTGCGGGATCTGCTCGGAAGCAATAATGTATATTATCAGCCGCCGAATGGACTTCAGCTAAAGTATCCATGTATTGTTTATAATCTGGATGCAGAAGATGATGTTCACGCGAATAATGATATTTACAGAAGACTTCGCAGATACAGCCTGACCTACATGACAAAAGACCCTGATGATCCGAAACGCGAGGAACTTAATGATCTTCGTTATTGTCGGTTTATCCGGGCTTTTGCTAATGACAATTTGAATCACTACGTATATACGATCTACCATTAAATGGAGGTTATAACCATGGCTAAACTCGTATGGGACCAGGACGGCGAACGGTATATTGAATCTGGTGTAAGCAAGTGCGTCCTGTATGTAATGGAGGGTAATACTTATGGTGAAGGTGTTGCCTGGAATGGTATTACTGCGATTAATGAAAGCCCCGGGGGAGCGGATTTGACCAATCTGTATGCAGATAACATTAAGTATGCTTCTCTGCGTGCAGCTGAAACGTTTGCCTTTAGTATCGAAGCATTCACTTATCCGGATGAATGGAACGAATGTGACGGCAATAAGTTGCCTGTGGCTGGCGTGGCTCTTGGACAGCAGGGTCGTAAAGCTTTTGGTCTGTGCTATAAGACACAGGTTGGTAGCGATACCGATCCGAGTCTGGAAAACAATTATAAGCTGCACATCATCTATAACAGCACGGCTTCTCCCAGCGGTCGCAACTATACGACTATTAATGAGAATCCTGATGCGATTTCCTTCAGCTGGGATGCGGAATCCACTCCGACTCCCGTTACCGGTAATTTCAAGGCTGTAAGTACGATTGTCATTGATACTACGAAGTTGGAGAATGGTAAGAACAATACCAATCTTAAGGCTCTTGAAGATATGCTGTATGGAACTGATGGTACTGGTGGTGCTACTGGTACTAGTGCGACTCTTCCGAGTCCGAATACTGTTCTGAGCACGATGGGTTACACCGGGCAGTAATCGAATTATTTTCACGGCCCCTTCTGAAATATGGAGGGGCCTTTTCTATTGCTCATGGCATATGTTGAAAGGAGAACAACATGCTTAAGAAACTAATTAATTATGTCGACTACGATGGACGTGAAAGAAGCGAGAATTTTTATTTCAATCTCAGTGAAGCTGAACTGATGGATATGGAACTGGAAACTGTTGGCGGTATGCAGAAGCTGATTCAGCTGATTATCGACAAGCAGGATATTCCTGAAATCATTAAGGCTTTCAAGAAGATTATTCGCGTCAGCTATGGTGAAAAGTCTCCGGATGGGCGTCGTTTTATTAAGAGTGAGGCACTTAGCGAAGCCTTTACACAGACAGAAGCCTACAGTGTTCTGTATATGGAACTTATTTCCGATGCAAATGCTGCCGCCGCTTTCTTGAATGGTATTGTGCCGGAACGTGTTGCCAAGGCTGCTGCAGAAGCTAAGGCCGAGGAAGAAGCCAAGGAAGCTGCCGCGAAGGCTGAAGTAGACAGTAAACTGGCAGAAGTAACTCCGATTAATGGAGATGCAAGTCTGCTGGGTAAATAATACTGGAAGGAGGATTGGGCTATGCTTCAGATTATGATTCCTGAACGTGAATTTTTCGACGAACGAACGGGTGAATTCATCACTATTAAACAGCAGGAGCTTCAATTGGAGCATAGCCTGATCTCTCTAAGCCGTTGGGAATCAAAATGGAAAAAACCTTTCCTGATTCAGTCTGGAAAAGATGGAAGTCACAGCCTGCAGGAGATACAGGATTATATTCGCTGTATGTCTTTGAATCAGAATGTCGATCCAGTTGTTTTTCAGACTCTTGGACCAGATGTTATTAAACAGGTCGAAGCATATATTGGAGATCCACACACAGCGACCACAATCGTTGACCGTAGACCAAATAGATCTGCAGGGCGAGGCGAAACCATCACAAGTGAATTGATTTATTACTGGATGGTTGCACATGACATTCCGTTCGAGTGCCAGAAGTGGCATTTGAATAGACTGTTAACCTTGATTAAGATCTGTAATATTAAGAACATTCCAGCAGAGAAAATGAGTAAGCAGAGCATCTTTGCACAGAATCGGAGTTTGAATGCTCAAAGGAGAGCTGCTTTGCATAGTAAAGGTTGATCGGTATGAAAATCAATTTTACCCATCACGGAAATTTTAACCGGATGGAGCGCTTTTTAACCAAGGCCCTCCATTTTAAGTTCATCTTAAAGAGGATCCTGGCTAAATATGGCGAGAAAGGCGTTCAAGCTCTCGCTGAAGCAACCCCAAAGAATAGCGGAAAAACTGCCGAAAGCTGGGAATATGAGATCGTCGAAGAAGACGGTAGCATGAAAGTTGTATGGAAAAATTCCAATACGAATAATGGGGTTGTAATTGCTTTGCTTTTGCAGTACGGACATGGCACTCGAAACGGTGGCTATGTTCAGGGTACTGATTTTATCAATCCGGCCATCGAGACTATATTTCATCGAATGGCTGATGAAGCGTGGAAGGAGGTTCGTTCGCTATGAGTGATGCTGTTGATACCAGAATTGTTGAGGCAAAATTTGATTCCTCAGATTTTGAGAAAGGCGTAAATAAGACAGTCAAAAAGCTGGACGAACTGAAGAAAGCGCTTGAGCTCAAAGATACTGGAAAGAGCATTACAGATCTCACAAAGACGGCCAATGAGGGGATTGAAAAAGCTGGTAATTCCCTTGATAAGCTTTCCAATCGGTTGACGACATTTACGGGAATGGTCAAGAATCAGTTGCTTGGTGGATTGGCGCAACAGGTTTCAAATGTATTTTTACAGATAGAACAAGGGATTATGGGATTTGTTCACTCAATCAGTGGTGGACAGGTCAGTGCTGGTCTAAATAAGTATACTGAAATCCTGAATGCTGTTCGTGTTATGACAGCTTCGGGTGTGGATCAAAGTGCTGCATATGAGGCTGTTAAACGACTTGGTGAATATTCCGACCAGACCAGTTACAGTTTAAGCCAGATGACAAGCGGTATGTCCAAGCTTGTTGCGGCTGGTGCTAAACTTGGTGATGCTGAGAAGATGATGGAAGGTCTGTCAAATATGGCAGCTTCCGCAGGTGTCAATATTTATGATGCCAATAGAGCTTTTCTGAATTTCTCACAAGCATTCAGCAGTGGTTCCATGAGGATACAGGACTGGATGAGTCTTGAAAATTTGAATATGGCAACAAAAGATGTCATGGACATTTTTATGCAAGCCGGTGCTGAAGCGGGAACTCTGATTAAAGATAAAAACGGTAACTATAAGACATCTAATAAGAAAAATAAGAAAGTTAAAGGCGGAAAAGCAGTCAGTAACAAAGGATTTCGTGATACATTAAGTTATGGATGGCTAGATCAGGAAACCATGAGGATCGCTACCGGTGCACTTTCTTATTTTGAAGATCTTGGTGTTAGTCTAAGTGATTTGACTAGTGAGCAGCTTGAAGAGTTTTCAACAAAAGCGTTCCAGGCGGCTAAGGAAGCAAGAAGTTTTGCTGATGTTATGGGAACCTTGCGTGATGTTATATCTACAGGTTGGGCGCAGACATTTGAATATATTTTAGGACCTCTCGATAAAGCCACTAAATTCTTTACATGGCTGAGCGAAAGTAATCTTGCTGAGATTATTTATTCGATTGGTGAATATCGAAATGAAGTTCTTAGAATATGGTCTGGAATTGGATCTGAAAGTTTAGGAAGAGATAGCACTACAATACTTGTCAACTCCTTAAAGAACCTTGATGCTGTTCTTGGCAGTCTTCATAAATCATTCCAGAGATTGTTTCCAAGTGAAAAATCGCTTGCTTTTCGTTTGCGCGAAATGACCTTAGACTTTAATAATTTTACAAAGAGCATTCATCTTTGGTTCATTGAAGTTGATAAAAAAACTGGTAAATCTCGGTCCGATAAAATTGCAGAATCATTTGGTTTTATTGGAACTGCATTTTCCGTTGCTGGTAGAATTATTAGCACTGCTTGGAATGCTATTAAGTCAGTGTTCGAAGCATTAGAACCAACATTTGATGCAGTAACAAACGTTTTTACGAATTTTTCAGCATCCGTAGACGAAATGAATAAGAATACTACGGTGTTTGACAACATCAGTAATGCTGTGCAGAATATTCTGACGATTGCCGATCCTCTTCTTAAAGTGCTTCCTACCATTCTTGAAATCGGAGGTCAGATTGGGACATTCTTCCTTGGTATGGCTGTTGACACTTTCGCTTTAAATGTTCAATTAATTGCTGATGCTCTTGGTTTCTTGCTTGAAGTATTTGGAGTAAGAAGTGCACAAATGGAGAAAGGTACCGGTGTTCTTGAAGGTATTAAGAATGATATCGTTGCCATGGGTAATGCTGCCAAAAGTGCAATCGGAGCTATTAGAATATTCTTTGATGCTCTTTTTGGTGATCTTAAGACTTTGCTCGGAATCAATAAAGAAACCGGAGAGCTAGAAGAAGGCGGACTATTTGCAAATGTCAAGAATTTCTTTGATACAAATGAATTCGTAGCATCTGCAAAGGCTTGGATTGATCAAGCCGTAATTGATGTCGGATCTTTTATTCAAAGCATTCCGTCAAGGCTGAGTCAATTTGCTATAAATATTCGCGATGTAATTCACGGATTGTTTTATAAGAAAGAAGCAAAGTCTGGTTCTGCAAAGACTAAAGGACCTAACAGTACACTTTCTGATTTTGCCGAATATACTGAAGTTGAAACTGAACTTAAGAAGTGGCTTGATCAAGCTATTCTTGATGTGAAGACATTCTTTGCAGATTTACCAAAAAAAGTAAGCTCCGCTGTTGGATCATTTGGCTCACTTATCGGAAATTTCTGGCATGGATTGTTTTACAAGAAAGAGTATGTTAATGGCAAAGGTGGACAGCAGTTTAAAGGTGAGTATATTGAGATTGCAACGCCTTTAAAAGCGTGGGTGGATCAGGCCATTAAAGATGTAAAGCAGTTTATTAAGGATTTGCCAAAAAACATTCAAAATGGAATTAAAGAGGTTGGATCTATTGTCGAAGCTTTTTGGCATGGGTTATTTTATGAGAGGAAAGAGAATAATCAACGCCGTGGTGGAGTTCAGACAAGATTGGATTCTTTGGAGATTGAAACTCCTCTGAAACGTTGGTTAGATCAAACAGTACGAAGCGTAAAGACTTTCATCCAGAATATCCCAAAATACGTACAGAGTGCTATTAAGTATACCGGTAGTATTATTCGTGCTTTGGTTAATGGGTTATTTGGCCGTGAAGATGGCGAGGACGTAACTGCTGATGATATTCTGGCGCAGCTTAGAGCACCATTCAAGGACCTTACATTGACCAAGATTATTGATGATCTTAAGAATATTGGTAAAACGCTTCTGAATCAGGTTGTTAGTATTTTTACTGGTACTGATGATGTCGAGACAAATTCCGAAGTATTTGCTACAGCTCTTGCTGAAGGTATCACCTGGATCAGAACCAAAGCCGAGGGTGCATGGAAGGTTGCCAAGGAATTCATTGAGAATCTCCCGCAAACGATAGCGAACTTTTTTAATGGTGAACGAACGGCAGAAGAGATCGAGGCAAATACTAAGGAGCAAGGTCCAGTTGAAAAAGCGCTTAGAGAATTTGGCGAATCTGTAGGACATTTTATTGAAGAATTACCATTTACCATAGGAAGATTTTTCAGTAATGCCAGACAAGAAATAGAAAAACTTTGGAGTCAATTATATAATGCTATTACGGGTACCGATGCAAATGGATACGATGATTTTAGATATGTTAAACAGAGACAAAAAACATCAGCATTTACAGAGTTTGCAAATCAGTTTGGTGGCACAATTGTTGGTATTTTTGAAGGCTTACCACAGCATATTACAGAAGGTCTGAATATCGCTATGACAGGCATTGATTCCGCCATTCAATGGATAGGAAGTTGGTTTGCAAAAAAGAATACCGTAACAGAAACCATGGATGAAGCGTTAGCAAAAGAAGATGGCGATGCAAAAGAGCAAAGCGGTCTCATTATAGCCATTAATGCTTTGTGCGAAACAATCAAGCGAATCATTACTGAAACCGTTCCTGGTGCGCTTACAGAAGCTTGGACTTGGGTTTCTACAAACGCTACTGAATGGAAAGAAAAAGTCGGAACGATACTTAATGATAACGGTATTACTTGGGAGAATCTTCAAATACAGGCCGAAAATATCGGTGCAAAGATTAGTGAGTTTATTAATAAAATACCTGATTATATTACAGTTGCTGGAGATTTCTTTGATCGTCTTTGGAATGGATCTGCTAAAGATATTAAAGGCCCTGAAGATTTGCCAATATTTGATTTTAGCAGTGGAAAGCTTCAAAATAAACTTGATAAAGATGGAAAGGTACTTGTAACTGAGGTAGAGCACTCTGGAGGTTTAAAGCAAGCAATTCTTCGAATAGGTGAATCTTTAAAAGGTGCCTTTTCCAATATTGGGCCAAAGATTCTTGAGGGATTGAATTCAGCTTTGCAATGGGTACAGGGTGGTTTTGAGAAGGTTACAACATTTTTAAATGAACGCGATAAATCTAAAAGTCTCGGTGAATCAATAGCAGAAGCAGCTGGAGCTGATACTGAAGATTCAGGATTTTTTAAAGCAATTCAGAGTCTTGGAGAAACTATTAAAAATGTTATAACACAAACCATTCCTGGGTTTATTAGCGCTGCTTTTACAGAAGTAAAAGATATGATTCCAGGTCTTTTGTCAACTTTATTTGGCGGATTGTTCGGTGGTAAAGAAGTAGAAAATGTAGAAAAAGAAGCTGTAGATGAATATGGTAGAATAATAGACGAAGGAACTCATGCTTACGTTGGTAGAATAGAAGAAACTGGAGATATTTCTAAAACTGCAGAAAAGAAAGCTTTAAATATCGGTGAAGTGTTTAGTTCGATTTGGACTTCTTTGTTCGGTATCGCAGGAGCTAATGCTGAAGGTGCTGCTGAAACTGCGCAGGAAAATATCATGGCAGTAGATCAAACGTTGCAAACTATGCAAAATTTGTGGAATAATAAATCTGCTGGTGGAATAGATTGGGGTTTTGTATCAAAGATGGCCGCCATCACAGCAGTTCTTGCTGCAGTTGGAGTGATCATTAATAAAATAGCTGATATTTTTAGTGTTGCTGATGAAATCGAGGCTGTTACTTATGGCATTGGTGCTGCTGGTCTTGGCGTAGCATTTGCTGCTATTGGTGTAATGCTTGCTCAATTAGTCGCTTTGGCTAATCAAACAACAGAAGATGGAAAGAATGCAAAATTAGATTCAGCGTTAACAATATTTGATAAATTGACTGAGTTTGTAAAAACGATTGGCGAAAAGTTAGCAATAATCGTTGGACTGTGGAAAGGGATTGGATTTGCGGATACGATTGTTGACGCTTTTGCTTCGATTAAAACTGCTAGTACAGGAGGCTTTGTAAAGAATGCTATATCTGGAGCTTCAGCTGGTTTAGCAGGTTTTGGTGTTGGTGGTATATTAACAGGTATTATTCAAGCACTTATTGGGCAAACTGGAACCTCTTTGCTTGATCTTGGTACTCAATTGGGAAATTTTCTGGACATCATAAGTCCGATTATGACTCGAATGGCTGATTTAAATGATCCATTACAGCAAGCCGTTAAGGTTCCAGGTCAGATTATAAATCTCATTCATGAATTTCAGAGAGTTGCTCATGAGGTAGTCGAATACCAAGGGAAAGAAATTGGAGATACTTCTCATGAATCACTTGAATATTATACCAATTCAATTCTAAAGTTCATGATGGGTATAGGAACATTTATTTCTAATTTATCCAATGGATTAATGACTTTTGATAGTTTAAAAGATCCAATTGGAACATTAGAGAAAATGGCCAATGACAAATTTCTTAATCAATTCTCAAGTTTTGTTGGTAATATGCTTAAAGCTATTGGGAAAGGTGCATTAGGTTCATTAAGTCCAAGTACATATGGGGCAGATGTAATTCAGGACATGAGTCTTCAGTTCGAATTACTTGGAAATGCCTTAGGTGTATTTGGCACAGGAATTGCTAATATGACACCTGAAAGTATAGATGCTCTTGACAAAACATTAAAGACGCTAGAAACATTAGGCGAAGCTTTATCTTCAGATAGTTCGAGTACATTAAAACAGATTGCCGATGGTAAAGCATCTATATCTACATTTGGTTTGGAGTTGCAGCAATTTTCATCTTATATGAAATATTTTGCACAGAACATAAAGGCTATGGATATCGATACGTTAAATGAAGATGAGATATCTCAGTTTAAAGAAAAAATCGATTTGTCTGCATACGCTGTTAAGGCTTTTGCAGCTGCATTTTTAACTGCTGCTTCTTCACAAACTCTCGGCAGAGCTGCTACTACTCTTGATACTTTAATTACTGGATTGCCAACATTATCAAGCAGCATTGCAGGGCTTATTATTGCTTTGAATAATGAAATTCCAGATGTAGATCTTGAACGCATTACTGTAATTGAAAAAGTTGCAAATGTTTTTGAGGCTCTTGCAACTGGTGTTCAAACACTTGATTATGGAGATATTAATAAAAAAGTAAATAATATGACTGAGTTTCTTTTAAAATTGTATGGAGCAATAGAGGGTCAGGGATATGAATTAGCAGATGCTAATGGTAATCCAATAACTCCTATTCAGTTATTAAGTAATGCGCTAAATAGTTTAGATAAAATGAGCCCTGAATATAGTCCAACAATTACGCCAGTAGTAAGTACCGATCAAATTAAAAGTGATCTTGATGCTTTCTTTGCTAATCCTTATACATTAAATCTTCAACCCGCTATTGAAGGCGCTCTCTCTGTACAAATGATGGGCTTTGTTGATCGTGATTACGGTCCTGCCTTGAGTGGAATACGGAGTGATGTTGCTGGACTTGGCGGAAGAATTGACAGCATTGCCACCAGTATTGGAGATGTTGCTACAAGTATCAGTCAGATTAAGATCGTAGTGAATAATGGCAGTGCAGGAATGGTCTGGGATAATGGTCGTCGTGGAGCGATTATTCAACCGGGTAGACCTTAAAACTAACTATGGAGGAATGGTCAATGTATCATTCAATAACATTTACAAACGCAAGCGAGGATGATCTGAATACCGGTGGTTTTACAGAAACTTCCACGGGTCTTCTTCTCAATGGTGTAAATACCTGGGATGAATGGCATTTGATTCCATCCTCCAGACCTACTATCGCTATGCCCGGGGTTTCGGAAAAGTATATCGAGATCCCGGGCCGCGATGGCTCTATCGACCTTAGTGACTGGCTTGCAGGAAGACCGATTTACGGCGATCGTCAAGGCAGTCTTGAGTTTTATCATCAAAATGGGTATGAAGATTGGGAAACTGTGCGTAGAGCTATGGCACATTATTTCCATGGCAGAACTCTGAAGATGATTTTGGAAGATGATCCGGCATATTATTATGAAGGTCGATTTAAATTGAACGAATGGAAGAGCGAAGCCAGTCATTCCAAAGTGGTGATTGACTATCGTCTTAAACCATATAAGTGGCATGTACGGCCACAAATTGCGGAGTCTCAGCCGTTTGACGGATTTGGACTTGAACGAGATTATGATAATTACTTTTATATTCATGATTTTCAGTATAATACATATTATCTAAGAGATCAGTTTGTAAAATACGAGAATAAAATCTATATTTGTGATCCAGGTAATGATGGACAAGGAAATCCACTTCCTGGACATACATCTGGAAGATCATTTGACAAAACAAAATGGGTTCGTATTTATAGATTTGAACAAGCTAAAGTTTACGATGCTTGGCAATATGTTGTCTATGAAGGAAAAGTATATATTTCCAATAGAGCGCATGCTGCAAACGTTGCTTGGAACCCTGCTTATTGGAATCTCATATATCAGAGTTTCTTTTATTGGAGACCGATTCCACAATTTAATAGATCAAAGAATTGGTATGCTGGTCAATTGGTTATTTATAATAATAAAGTTTATTGTTTTAAACGAGATTGGCCTGCCGGTAAATCTTTAACAGAAGCATCAGAATACTGGAATGTAATTATTGATGAATATAAGCATTCAAATCATAAATATTACAAAGGAGACTATGTATTCTATAAGGATCGATTCTATCAATTCTTGCAAGATTATGAAGAACAGCAATGGCAGGACAGTTATTGGACAAAGATCGAAGAATACGTAACTGGTAAAGGATATACAGGGAGTTCCGATGCAACAGATCCATATGCTCACGGAGCAACTGATGTGATTTATGATAATAAAGTATATATGTTTAAACGAGATTATCGTACAAAACAATGGAATGATAATTATTGGATTCAGATTCAAAATTATTCGGCAGATGCATCCTATAAAACTGGTGATTATGTAATGTATAATAATGAGGTATATAGATTTACACGAGATTATAGTGAAAAAGATGGAGAAGCATGGGATCCTAGCTTCTGGGTAAAAGAAGTTCCATATTATATAAGCGGAAATCTATATGAAATAGGCGATATCGTTATTTGGGAAGGAAACATGTATCGCTTTAATCATGCCTATCAATATGGACAGGGTACTCCGTGGAGCGAATCATTTTGGACAAAAATAACTGAATATTCAAGTTATAATTCGTATGCGGTTGGAACTTATACTTATTATAATGGAAGTTATTATCGCTTTGTGGAAGAATATGATGGTTATGATTGCTGGGATGATTCGTGGTGGCAACAAAAAGCAGATTTATCTAAAACAACAGGTTCAAATAATCATTATAGAGGAGTATATTCCAGTAATTCTCAATATGCTAAAGGTGACTATGTATATTGGCAGGGTGATTTATATCGATTTAATATATCCTGGATTGGACCAGATTATTGGGAATCCAGTTGGTGGCGAGAAATTACACCAATCGTTGGTGAAATCGATGTTCATGGTCTTTCTGCTGTTAGTGCAAAAGCTTCATATAATAATTCAATAAATGATAAAGGACGTGGAGCATTATCTGTCGTCTATACTGGAAGCACTCAAATCGACAACGATGTCGAAATCGCAGGTTATCGTCGTATGGATGAAATGAACGATTCTTTCCGAATTTGTACGATCAATGTACCAACACACATGGAGATTAGAGGTGGACAGCTCTAATGTTCAGGATTTATATTCGTAATTATCTTGAAAACGGAGTGAATCAGTCGAAAGAAATATTGATGTATGAAATTCCTGATCTTACTTACAACAATAAGGATTTTATAGAAGAACCAAGAGTTAAGGGTGAAATGGGAAAGAGTGAATCATTTGATTTTGCCATGGAACCCGAAAGTCTTTGGTATCCTAAGCTTCAGTCTAATCTTACAATCTTCCGGATAATGTATGATCGTCGAGTAATATTCTTTGGAAGACTACTTGATTATTCTCAGGATAATGATGGTCGAAGATCTTATCATTGTGAAGGTGGACTTTCGTTTCTACTTGATAGTTTTCAAAGCCCAAGTAAAGAATCCAAGCGTAAAGAGATTACCGTTCTTGAGTGGATGCAGACCATGATTAAGCAACATAATACTCAGCTTGGCGATAACCCTTGGAAGAGAATTGAGCTTGGGGAAGTGCCTGGACAATATTCTACTGCAGAAAATGGCCAGCAA